GGCATTTGCGTAAATAGGTAATTATGTATAGTATGACTAATAAATCCTAATTATGGCAGAGGAAAAGAAAGGAGTTTTTGAAAAGCTCAAAGAAAATATTACTGACAAAGAAGAACAACTTACCTTTATATCAGTTGTTGTCCGACTTGTAGTAGTTGCGTGGAGTGGTTTTATAGTATCCCTTAATTACATATCGCTACCGGGATACAGTAATGAACCCAAGGATATAACTTTCCCTGCAAGTTTGTTGACAGGTGCGTTAGCGAGTTTTGGTTTGGAAGGTGCTAAGAAAAGAGGTGACGGTACATATAAACCAGAAGATAAACCATTAAATAAAAAAGAAGTAGAAGCGTTACTAGCATCACAATCTGGTAGTTATCAAACAGTTAGAATTGAAACGCCAATAAAAATTATTGGTGCAGAGATTGATGATTCCAAATCAAAAAAATGAAAAAATTACTAGCACTATTATTACTGTTTAGTCCTTCTGTAGCCCTAGGAGACATCAATCATTCGATTCAGAATGTTGTTTCTGTCAGTACATTAGGATCAAGTTCAACGGCTAATCGCATAGGTACTACGTTTTCTGCATCAGGTACAAATGTCACGCCTTCAGCAGGTGATACTGCAAATGCTATCGGTACTTTAGATTTAACGGATGCACAGATTACTAATGGCGTTCCTACAATTGACGCTACAACCACATACTCAGTTACAAATTCCGGCGATGCATGGTCTGTGTCGGAAAGTTTTATCCAAGGCGATTCTATACCTACTTCAAATACTACGGTTACCAATGGTGCTGTACCTGCATTACCAATATTTGGAGATACAACAACTTTTGCAGGTGGAAATATAGGCACAACAGCTATGACTATGGACAGTGGTGGAGCAATGACAGTCAACTTATCTGCCACAGGGCCGGGTGTAACAGCACAAATGTCCAACACAATTAAATTAGAAATTGATTAATGAAATGGCTGGTACTTTTTTTATTAGGAGTACCTAGTGCATATGCAGGGGGAATTACGCCTTCGTTTTCTACAGGCCAAATGGAAAGTAGCAGTTCTAGTAAGACTATTGTGGTCGAGACCATTGTTACTGAGAACTACCGCACAGGATATTCTTATAGTTTACAAGGTCATAACATACAAGTTAAAGACGGCACAGTTATATCACCAGATGCTACATATACAAACACGCAAACAGTTAACGGAGTCTCATTTCAATGGGTTACCCCAAATTTAACTACGAAACCACAGTGGGAAATACTAGATCCACAAGAGTCATTCTCCATAACAGAAAATTTTCTTGCACCGGGATTAGATGCAACAAGCACAATACAACGCACCATAACAACAGAAAGTCAAAGTACAAGTTTGTCCATTTTTTCAAATTAAGTTTACTGTTATTATTTATATCTCCTGTTAAAGCTAATACCGTAAGTTCGCCATCGGCCAGTTCCAGTGGCACGGTGATCAATAACGGCTACCAAACAATTAATGGCGGTTTTCCAACGATGATTTATGGCGGTCAGGTGCAATGCCAACAGCCGACACTAGCCTTTACACCGTTTGTAACTAAAGGAGAAAACTATAGTACACCTAGAATTACTACAACCACTACTAATATTTACGATCTTTCAGAAGATGCTAATGGTAACCTAGTTAATCCGGGATCTATTCTTTATCAAAGTGAACAACCAAGAATAGAGCAATCAACTCATAATTTTAATTATGGATTTACTGTTAGCTTACAGATACCACTTGGAAAAGGATCTGATCTGTGTTTAAAGGCAGCAGAAAATCAAATAGCAGGTCAAGAATTTATATTGGCTAAACAAAAATTAGAAGTAAATTTGGCAAGAATGAAGCTATGTGCCGAGCAATTTAAACTTGGAGTTAAACTGATAAACGAAGATGCAGTTGCGTGTAGAAATGTTGTGCTAACAACTATACCAAATCAAGTTGTGCCACATACACATGAAATAAAAACTAAGTAGATTTATCCTTAGACTTTCCTAGACGTTTTATAAGCTGCTTCGTAAGGGGTTTTACAGCGTTTAAAAGGAGAGGAGTAGTCGCAGCGATACTAGCAACAAAAAAAGTAGAGACAGCCACGCTAGGCGTAGGTATGTATTGGTCGATGAATTTAACTCTTTCATAAACAGTAGTGCAATCACCGTTACTTTCTCTAACATAATTCTTAATTCGTTCCAATCGCTTATCGTTAACAAAACTTCCTATTCTTAACGCTCCTTCTGGGGGACAGGGTTCGTATTCTATTTTTTTTTCTTTCTTTGGTTTCGGTTGTACTACGTTTGTGTCCTGTGTGGGCGTAGAAACAGTGTTAACTGGTGCTGGTGTTGTATCTATTATTTGAGCAGGGTCGTATCTCATAGGCGTATACGATGGTGTCTCACCATGTGGACATACTGTGTATGTGCCACGTTTATCTGATAGCAATAAAGATGGATTGCGTGTAGTTTCTAAATCTCTGTGATATAAGTAACATCCCGGTAACTTGCCTTTTAGTTTTGGTTTACTAAAATAAGGTGTATCTGGGATATCAATTGTTGGAAGAGTTATCTCAGGTATCTTTATTTCAGACACTTAAGGAATTAGTTTTGGTTTAGATGGTATTGGTAAAGATGGGCCTGTTACGTCAGGTAATGCACTGCCAAGTACATCTGGCATTAATCCTTGGACTTCGCCAAGTACTTTATCCATAATCTTTTTTTGAAACTGTGGTGATTGTACATATTTGTATGTAAAAAAACCACCGCCCAGAATGCCTAACATAAGGATTCCAGTTACGATGGTAATAATGTCTAAAGCCTTTCGCATGATTAAGTACCAGATAATACGAGCTTGCTCATTAATGAGTCTAGTCGTTCTGCTTCTTATAGTAGCAATTAGCCCTCTTTACGTCACTATGGGAATAATGACACGGCAGTTACAAGAAAAAATTAAGTAGTCTCTTCAGTCTCTGGTGTATTTCTGTCATTTATAATGGCCGTTAATTCAGTAAATCTTTTTTCACATTGTTTAGCAGTTGCTTGTGCTTCATTATATTTATTAACTACTTCTTGTAATTCTGTTTGCAGTTCTTCAGTTGTTGGTTTTGCCATAATAAATTTAATAGGTCTAAATATATTGTGCCACGATTAGTTAATTGCTGCCATTATGTAGTTACTTCTTCTGCTGTTATAACAGAAATTGGTCTTGTTCTATATGCATTGTTATCATCAGATGCTGTTCTGTTTACATATAAATGCGAAGTGCTACTACCTGAAAAACAACCTATTCTTATTCCATAAGTAGTTGCACTTGTTGTTGCAGGTGAATCAATAAAATCAAAAGGAATACACCTACATTCACCTCCATAAGTTGCACCCATTGTCATAGCCATAACTCTAACTCTGTTACCATCAGCATCACCTGTAGCAGTTGCGAGTATACTTCCGCCTTTATATAAAGCTATACCATAACCTCCATTATCGTCACTCATGGACATATTGATAAAACCTGTTATTCTAATTTTTGATGAGTTAAGAGTTGGAGTAATAGTAACATTTACACCAGTATCGTTTGAAAAAGTATTAACACTAACTGTACTTTGACTAAAGACATTGGTTTTAACTGTCTGTTTTACCTGTATTATTCCACCATTAGAACCACTTGGCAGACCACCAACAGGAACGATTGAATTGACTTTAAGTTGGCTCATGATTTTGGATACTTGTCTTTGATAGTTTTAATAGTAGCTTTCCATGCATCTATACCATTATGGTAAATGTTATCTAGCTGATCTTCAAGACTTGGATACTCTGCTCGTCTCTTTGATTTGTAACTGTCATTTTCTAAATCCCAAGCAGCTTGTAGTGCAGCAAGTCCATCTGTGCATTCTTTTTCTGTGGGTTTTGTACCACCATCATGCACTATAAGATTTTCATAGATTTTATTTTTATAATCAGACCACCCAAACCATTGTCCTAAACGTACGGTTATAAGATAATCTTCTATGTGATTTGGTCTCATTATGTATCTCCTAATCTAGTAAAGGTTACACCAGTATGTTTATCTGTTGAATAACCAAGTATTTGTACGGTGTCTGATACGTCATACGAAATCTTCATTCTATATGTAGATGCGTTCGTAACATCAATTACATTGCTACACACGACATTAATGTGTGCTGTATTCATATAACCGTTACCATATGTTGAACAGACATTAGTATAACTACTACCTGAATTGGTAGACACTGGGTGTCTTACACCTACATAGGTTCGTCCACCATTACCTTTAAATGTAAACATACTTTGTACTAAATAAATTCCAGCACTAGGAAATGTAAAAACTCCACTTGATTGACTCATGCCAGTACCAATATTCCCTGCTAATGCAGCAGATTGGTCTGAGTGTCTTGCCCAGTTTGATGTTATATCAGCTGTACTATTTACGTTTGCAGTAGAAGTTAACACCCAGTTATCGTGCATTGTTATGCCAAACGGCTGTACAGTACCAGAAGTGTTTTGTATTGTATTAACTTTTAATATACTCATGGCTTGGGATTAGCGTCTTTTACAGCTTTAATGTGAGTTGCCCATGTGCCAGATGTTGTGACAGTTCCAGCAACTATATCTTTGTATAGCATATCTAACTGATCGCCAAATGAAGCGTAAATTGTTGAACCATCTCTTGTCCTATCAGTTTTGTACTTAACAGCAGCAGCTTCTGTATTTAATGTAGTTCTTGCAGCATCTATTTTACTCTGGTCAAGAGACACGGAGTTACCGCTTGCGTCAAAAGCACCTGCT